CCCGCATCGGCATTGCCGAGGGATCCGGCGTCCAGTGCAGCGATGGTGGTGCTGTTGAGACCATTGCTGGTGGTGAGCGCGGCGGTCACTTTGTAGGTGCGACCGTCGCTCGATTGCAGCAGGGTGTCGACATCCAGCACCGCGCCCGCCGTGGCGCTGAAGCTGACGGCTCCGCGGGCGGATTGCGCCGCTTTACGCGGCTGGTTGAGGCGTAGCGCGGCGATGCGTTCCAGGGTCGGTTCATCGGCCTTGTCCGGCAGAATCTGCTCGGCGATCCAGTCCAGATAGCCATACAGGCCAAAGGCTGCACCGCCGAGGGTTCGGGCCAGAACTTGCGCATCGGACTGGCGCAGCGAATCGCTGGCCAGGTCGCTTTGGGTGCGCTTGATCAGCACCGGCAGCGAAGGCGTTTCAAACGGCATAGGTCACCTGCCAACTGTGTTCAGGGTTGATGTCCAGACGCTCACCGTCAGCCAGGGTCAGGACCGTGCGCAGGTTCAAGCGCTGGTCGTCGAGGCGTTCGCTGAGAATCTCGATGGCGCTGCAATGGCCGTCGTCGATCAGCCATTGCAGGGCTTCGCGGGCATAAAATTCGGCGTCGAGCTGGGTCTGCCGGGTCAACTTGACCCGGCGCAGCAGCCACAGGCGCGAGCCGATTCGGTCGTCGGCCACCGTGGGAAAACTGTCGCCCCACCAGCCGAAGCGTTCGTCGTCATCGAGGAAGTCATCGTCGGCGGCGCGACGCCAGGTGAAGAGGCTGATCAGCACCGAACGGGTCAGTGCGGTTTTGAGGTCATGACTGATGAACATCACTGACCTCCTGCAGGGGCAGCGGTCTGGCCGTTGCCCGGCTGGACGCCCGGATGCACGTGTTTGATCTGGCTGATACCACCGGCGATCTGGTCACCCTGGGAGACGATCTTGCCGGTCTGGGTCAGGGTCGGCGTGTCGATGTTCACAGCGCTGCTGGCACGGATGTTCAGCGTGGTGGTTTCAATGTCGATGATCCGTCCGCGCTTGAAGTGGACCTTGTCCCCTTCGTCGGTGTAGATCGCCACTTCACCGGGCGCCAGCGCCTTGAGGCGATAGCGGCGATCGGCGACCACCAGCACCACGGCATGAGAGCGATCTCCGCCGAGAAAGGTCGCGATACCTTCGGCACCGGCCAGCGGGTTGCTGGTGAAACCGTAGGGTTCGAAGTGCTCCATGTCGTCGTTCACTTCGCCGGCAGTCAGGCGCATTTGCAGCGATTGCAGCTTGGTAGCCGAATTGGCGAGCACGACAGTGCCGCGCGCCAAGAGGCGTGTCAGTAGGCTCATTGGGTTTTCCTTGAATATCGGGTGAGGCCCGGCAGGCGATGCACCTGTAGCAGCTGGCGAAGCCTGCGTTCGGCTGCGCAGCAGTCGTGAAACCTGTATCGACGATTAACCTGAAGTATCGCAGCGCCTGAATTCACGACTGCTTCGCAGCCGAACGCAGGCTTCGCCAGCTGCTACGAATGAATGTGGACTCAGGCTTTGGGTGGCACCGGGTTGGCGTCGAAGGTGTGCGGCGGCGCCACTTGCAGGGTGGTGATGGAGCCCTGCTCAGAGAGCGAGTAAGTGACCTTCGAGATCAGCATGTCCTGATCAAAACCCAGCACCTTGTCGACCACCCTGACCTGCGTGTTGTGCCGCCACAAATCGCCGTTGGATTGCCGCCAGCCTTGCACGCGATAGGTCGTCGTCAGGGCCTTGCCAGTGCGGGTAGCGCTTTCCCAATCGGCGCGTTGTTGCGCCAGTTCTGGCGTCAGTTGCGCACTTTCGCTGATCACCGTGACCCGTTTGCGTTGGGCCGTAGCATCGGTCGCCACACCCGACACTTCGCTCACAGCGCTACCGCTTTTGCTGTCGCTGCCCTTGTGCTGGCCAATCACCCGGTATTCGGAAAAGACCTGGCTGAAATCCATCGGCGCGTTGGCCGAGAGAATGTTCTTGCCCAGCTCCAGCACATCACTGGCCCGCCCGCCGCTGCCGGGTTTCGCCAACAGCACACGGCCTTCGGCATCGTCTGTGGAGAACACCCGGTACAGGGTCAGCAAGCGGTCGATGGACTGAAACACCGTTTCTCCCGGGACAATGCTGTGTTTATTCAACTTGGCGGTTTGTGCGATCTCGCTGACGACCCCCACGCCATAAGGCGATGCCAGGGCCTGGACGATGCTCAGCACGCTTTGTTCCTGCCATTGGCTCGGACGGTTGATCGCCGCACAATCCACCAGGTCCCGGGTCAGCGAACTGCCCTCGATACTCAGGCTGATCTGCTTGCCGTCGTAACTGACCGGTGCCTTGTAGACGTGCCCCGTGAGTACCAGATCGCAACCGATTCGCACTTGGCAACGCGAACCGGGCTTGATCGGTACCGCCAGGGTTTGCCCCGGCCATTGCCAGGTGATGTTGAGTGTGAAGGTGCGGAACTGACGCTCCAGGTCCGCACTGATTTCCACGCTTTTCCAGCCGCCATAATCCAGACCGTTAACGGTCAGGCTGACGGCGTTTGCAAGGTCGGTCATGGTCTACTCCCGGGCGATTTGCAGGCCGCCCGGGGGCAGGAATCCAAAGTGGATCACCCCGTTGCGTTGCGTCACTTCACTTACCCGAGTGGCATCCCCCAGGTATTTGTAGGTCAGCACCAGTGCCGGCATGCTCTGATTGGGAGACAACGTGATCAGCCGCACACCGGAGGATGCCACCGCCGTCAGATGCCCGAACAGTTGCTGGCGCATGGCGTTGAGCGCTTGATAATGCACAGCGTCCGCCTTGAGCGCGGCTTGCCAGATCGCTTCATTGAGCGCATCGCGCAAGGTCAGCACATCGTCGGCCACCGGCACGTCCACCCGCTGCACCGGTTGCACGGCTTGCTGCGCGAGGGACGGCGTGGAGTTCAATTTGACCACCGGAGTCGCCACCGGCATCCGCGCCACCTGATAACCGAGCTTCACCAACAACGCGTCCTGCACCAGATTGGCCATGGCCTGAGCCGCCGCCACCGTGTCCTTGCCAGTGGTGAGCTTGGGAGCGTCGATCTTTTTCACCGCTTCAACCTGCTGCGAGGCGCTGGCGAGCACGCCACGGTAACCCTCACGCGCGAAGTCCCCGAGTTCCTTGATGTCACCCAGCAAACCCTTGAACTCCGCGCTCACTTCACGGGGCAGTTCCTTGATCGCCTTGACCAGCAAACTGAGCTCCTTGTAGGTCTCGATTACCTCCTTGAACTCGTGCTCGATGACCTCGTAGACGTCCTTGAGGCTGTCGCGCAGCTCCTTGATGCCGATCCGCGCCGCCTTGATGAGGCTCATGGCATCTTCGAAGCGGCCTACCATCGAACCCAACAAGCTGTCGGCCGACACCAGCAATTGCTCGCGAGTGTTGACCTGAGCGGTGGGGAACTGCAGCGGCTGGTCGGGGTAGAACTTCAGGGCGAACGTCACCAGCCCGCCGTCCTGACGGGTCTGGGTCATTTCGCATTCGCCGACCTTGACCTGCATCCGCCCCAGCCACGGATGAACCAGCTCACCCGCGCCCTCCTCCAGCGCCTTGAGCAGTTTGTCACGCTGCTCCAGGCAATCGGGCCCAACGATAAACGCCGTCAAGTCGTGGATCTTCGCCTGTTGGCCAAGGCCCTCGAAGAACGGCTGATCACGCTGGGGATACTCATGCAACTGACCTTTCTGGCCGACCGGGGTTTTCGCCTGATCGACCCAGAATCCGACGCCGCGAAACGACGCCGGCAACAAACGATCACGCCAACTCATTGGAACCTCCTAGAGACAGTGAGCGATAGCCAATCTGCGACGTCACGGCCAGGCCAGGCTGGTTGGTCTGTGGTTGATCGGTACGCATGCCGGCCGGTGCATTTTCAAAGCGCACCGTCAGGCCGCCTTCCAGTTGCGCACGGTTGTTGGCGGCGCTTTGTTGCACCAGGGCGTTGGAGCCTTTCGGCAAATCACTCGACAGCGACGATTGATCGTTACTGGCACCGAAAAACGCTGGCGCCAGTTCACCTTTGCCTTCGGCGTTGGTTTTCCGTTGCGCCTCGGTCAAGCCTTCGACCTTGCCGGTGATCTTCGCAATGAAGCCACTGAAGCTACCGCCGAACAGGTCCTTGATCGGCTCGATAATCGCCTTGAGCTTTTCCCACAGCCCACTGAACCACGCGATGATCGGCGTCCAGTGTTCGGTAATCATCTGCATCGGTGACCAGTCGAACAGCGTTTTGAACAGTTCCCCGACCGGGGCCGTGACACTGGTCAGCGAGCCCCACAAGCCCGAGAAGAATTCACTCAATGGCTGCCACGCCGCACTGACCTGCGCCATTGGCGACCAGTCAAACAGGCCTTTGAAGAAGTCCACCACCGGTTGTGCCGTCACCTCCAGGGTTTGCCACAAGCCCGAGAAGTAGTTGCTCAGCGGGTCCCAGACTGCGCTGACCAGCGCCATTGGCGACCAGTCGAACAGACCTTTGAAGAAGTCCACCACCGGTTGAACCATCACCTCCAGGGTTTGCCACAACCCCGAGAAATAATTGCTCAGCGGGTCCCAGGCTGCGCTGACCAGCGCCATCGGCGACCAGTCGAACAGACCTTTAAAGAAGTCGACTACTGGCGCCGCCAGTGCACGCAACACATCCCAGGTCGCCGAGAAAAAACCAACCAGTGGCTTCCAGTTGTTGAGCACCATGCCCAGCGGCGACCAGTCGAAGAGCTTCTTGAAAAAGCTCATCACTGGCACAGCCAAAGCCCGGAGCAAATCCCAGATTGCTGAAAACAATCCAACCAGCGGTTGCCAGTTGTTAACGATCATCCCCAGAGGGGTCCAGGAAAACAGTGTCTTGAAAAACTCGATCACCGGCGAAGCAACGGATTTGATCCCTTGCCAAAGCGAACTGAAAAAACCGCTGATCGGACGCCAGTTGGCGATGATCATCCCCAATGGCGTCCAGCTGAAGATCACCTTGAACGCGTCGAACAGCAGCGAAGCCGCCGCTTTGATCACGTCCCAGAGCGCGGCGAACACCTGACTGATCGGCCCCCAGTTGTTGATGATCATCCCCAGCGGGGTGAAGGCGAACATCGTCTTGAAGAACTCGACCATCGGCATGACAACTGGTGCAATCTCTTGCCAGAGCCCAGCGAAAAACGCCGAGATCGGCTTCCAGTTCGCAACGATCACCCCGGCCACCAACGCAATGCCCATGGCTATCAGCATCAGCGGACTGGTCTTGAGCACCGTGCTCATCAGGTCAAGCGCTTGTGAAGCACCCGTAACCGCCGATTGAATGGCCGAGAACGCGATAGCGCCCGCGGCAATGCCCTGGACCAGCTCCGGGTTGTCGTTGAGCAAGGTTCCGACGCCATTGAGCAACGGCTCAAGACCGACCACCACCGCGCTGACTGCTGGCAGTAACGCGGCGTCAACCGCAACCGAGACCTTGTCCATCGAAGCGCTGAAAACGTTCAGGTTTTGCGCAGCACTTTTGGGCACGCTCGGTACATCGACGCTTTTTGCCGTCTCACCGACCTCAGCCAATTTGCCCTGAAACGCTGCCGCCGACTTGATACCTTCGACGAAGGGCGTGACCACGCTACCGCCCTTGAACAACCCGCTGATATCCAGCTTGCCCAGGCCGGCCTGCTCAAGGTTGGTTTTGAAGCCATCGACTTTCGCCCGAAGGGCCGCGAGCTTGGGTGACAGTTCATCGATGCCTGTCAGCAAGACCGCTTTTTTTTCAATCTTTTCTGTCTCTGCCATCACTGCACCTGCTGCATCGCATTGATCCGTTGCGCGTGCTCCAGTGATTCGCGGAGCACGTCCAGTGGCCTGGCCATCATCTGTTCGGGGTCAACCTTCCAGAACCAGGCCAGGTCATAGGCGACAGCGATCAGGTCGGTGATGGCGCCGATGCCGCACTCATGAAAAAACTCGCGACAGCCCAGCTCAGCGCGTTGAGGTCAGCCAGGTCCAACTGGTTGACCGACGACGGCGGGATGCTGGCGCAGACTGCGATGTATTTGGCCGCGACATCCATGTCCAGGCTGACTTCTTCGCTCTTGTCGATCTTGTACGGCAGCGCCTTGATCGCCCGCACCTCCTGCACCGTCGGACGGCGCAGGGTCAGTTCGGTCAGCGGCTCGCCGTGGGCCTCGATGGCCACTTGCAGCTTCACGGCTTGAGTCATTGCCAGGTCCCCTTCACACCTTCGAAGACCAATGCGATAGACGCGTCATCGCCCTTGGAAATCGGTGCATCGACCAGGTAGGCACCGGCCAGCACGAAGACTTTGCCGTTGCTGAATTCGCAGGTGACGGTCATGTCGGTACCGGCGATCAGCTGCTTGAGCGGGAAGTCCGGGGTGTGCAGTGCAGTCACCTTGAACGATGGGGTGATGTCGGTTTCCTTGTAGAAACCCGGCACCAGTGTTTCGCGTTTGGTGGACATCAGCGGCGCTTCACAGCCACCGTTGATGGTCAGTTGAGCGCCGTCCACTTTGACGTAGCAGGTGCCCGCAATCAGTTGACCCATGGTGTTTCTCCCTTCAATAAAAAGCCCACGCGAGGTGGGCACAAATCACACAGTGAAACGCGGCACTCAGGCCGCGTTGTCGTACTGCAAACGGAATTGGTTGAGCAGCGCGAACACGCGCAGGCCGTTGATGTAATCCGGCGGGAACAGCACGTTGACGCGGCTCGGGTCCTGGCTGTCGCGCTCGACGATCAGGTGTTCGGCGAACAGCTCGGCGTTCTCGACGTGGCCTTCCAGTTCGAGCTTGGCGTACTGGGCGATCAGCTCACCGCGAATGGTGCTCGGGGTCACGATCGGCTGGCCGGCACCGAAACGGGTGCCGTCGGCAGCCAGTTTGTGGCGACCGTACTTGCTGGTGATCACGCTTTGCAGACGACGCACGATGAACGCCGACTGGTGCATGGTTTCGCTGTCCAGGTAGGAGTTGTCTGCCTGGCCGTAAGCGTTTTTCTGGTAGGTGGTGATCGCACGCTGAATGCGCACGTAGCCGCCTTCGTAGTACGCGGTAGCGATGCCATAGTTGAGCAGCGACTGGCGCTCGGTCAGGGTGAAACGCTCACTGGCCGGAGCCGGCTCGACACCCGGCAGGCTGCCGCTTTGGGTCGGACGACTGGCGTCGGCAGAGATGAACACCGAGGTGCGCGCAGCCAGTGCGGCGGCCTGAACCCAGAACGGTTGAGGGACACCCAGCTCCAGCGCCTGAATGGTCATGTGCTGGTCGTTACGGGTTTGACCGGCGGCGACCAGAGTACCAACGGTGCCGCGTTTGGCGGTGTAGACGTGACCGAACAATTGCTTGGCCCACGACCAACGACCGACGCTGTCATCCATGACGGCTTGCCAGGTATTGAGGGTTGCAGTGTCAGTCCACGGCATGCAGATGAATTCGAACGGCTCATCACCCAGCGCTGCGACTGCCGCTACCTGATCCGGTACGCCAGCGCCGCCAGTCATTTTGGTGATCGCAGTGGTCAGGCCGGCCGGGGTGTCTTCGCCATTGCTCTTGCCCAGGCGATTGAACTGCAGGCTGATGTCGTTGGCGCTGTCACCGGTCCATTTGGCGGTCAGAGTGATCACACCTTCAACCGCAGCGGCGGTGACCGGCAGATCGGCGCTGGCGTTGATTTTCAGAGCCAGTGCAGTCGCTGCCTGAGCCGCTGTTGCAGCGTTGACCACGGCCGCTTGAACACGCACGCCACCAACGTACAGGTTGAGCACACCGCTTTCCGTTGCGGTGCCAGTCAGGGTCACCACGCCTTTGGCAATGCTGCCCACGGTGTTCTGCACCGGCAGGCACCAGATTTCGCCGACCGGGTCGGTCTTGCGCCAGGTTTCGTACATCGAGGCCAGCATCGAGCCTTGGCCGCCGATACTTTTGGCCAGCGCCACACTGGACACCAGCACCAGTTTGCCGACCTCGGCGCTGACGACGTTGTCGTTGACCTGAGCGACAATCAACCGGCGCATGGCCGACGACGCGCTATTGGCTGCCGAATTGTCCATCTCGGCGTAGAACAGCGGAACACGAATGTCCGCAGGAATGTTGCTGAATCCGATCGCCATTATTTGGCTCCCTGTGGTTTTGCCGCTTCCACGGCTTTGGTAGTGATATCGCCATCGGCCAGACGTCGACGCCACCAGGCGTTGTCCGGCACTTCACGGCCTTCGAGAGGCAACAGATCGCCCGCTTCCGGGTCGGGCACGGCACGGCCTTCGGCCGGCAGCACAGTGATGCGTTTGCTCATTGCTTTACGTCTCCAGAGAAAGTCAGTTCCAGGCGCCCGTCAGGCCCCGGACGTTTCAGGTTGGGGTCCGCCGGGTCGATCGCATCGACCCGCACGGTCACCCCGGTAAAGGACGACAAGCCGTCCAGTTCACGCTCGTGCCAGCTTTCCGCAGGCTGACCTGGCAGATTGCGGCCAAGCTGAAACTCGGTAAAAAAGCGCAAGCGATACAGCACGCGGCTGCTATTGATGGAAACCAGTTCGCCACCGTCGTAGCCGATAGCGTCGTAGCCGCTACCGGGCTTGAAACCCACCAGTGCCCGCCAGAGTTCGGCGCGCAGGTCGTGCAACAGATCCAGCGCTTTTGTAGCGTCCGTGGCATCAAGCACCAGGGTCACTTCGAAGCGGTCGCGGATCGGTTGCAGCATCAGGTTTTGCGCCACGCTTTTGCTCGCCAGATCGGCGAGCGGCACGACGTAGGCGCAAGGGGTTTGCAGCGGGGTGTTGGCTTGTACGGTGGCAAGGTCGATGCCGGCGGCCACGCGATTGGCCAGGGTTGGGCATTGCTCACGCAACTGCGTGAGGATCGGAGAGATCTTCATGGAGGCGCTCCAGAAATTTATAAAAGTTGCCAGTCAGGAACCTGTGGGAGCGAGCCTGCTCGCGATGGCGGTCTGACCTTCGGGATTGATGTTGACTGGCACACCGCTATCGCGAGCAGGCTCGCTCCCACAGGGCATGCGTTCAGCAATACATCGCTGTCGACCCGAATCAGTGATGGGTGTTATGCCTTGGCGTCCAGGCAGGTCGCCTCGATCATGCAGCGGTAATTCTTCTCGCGATCGTTGCTGGCCGTGACCTTGTCGATCGACCAACGCCCCCGCATGAAATCGGGCCAGGTGCTATCCAGCAGTACCAGCCCTTCGGCGGACAATTGTGGATTGCCGGGGCAGTCGATCTTCACCTTGAGCGCTTCACGCATCATCCGCCGGACCTCGCCTTCGCCGGCCGCCTGTGCATCGCTTGCGCTTTGGTAGCGCTGGCGCATCGTCTTGAACGGCGCGATGCCACTCTCGACCACACGTACTTTGCCGGCCGCTGCGTCCCACCAACTGGTCTTGCAACCCTGGTACTTCGCCCGGGCGGTTTCATCCAGGGTGGCAGAAATAAAAGCCTGATCGCCTGGCCGATTGTTGGTCGTTACCGACAGCTTTACGTCTGGCAGGACCTTGCCCGATAACGATTTCGCCTGACCCCGTCGTGCCAGCACATACAGCTCGTTGACCGGCTTGGCGACAGCGTCGTGAAGGTAGGCCAGTCGGGTCAGAAACCCCATATCGGTTTCGTTGGACTGATCGATGTGCTCGATTTTTATCAGCGACAGGTCCGGGGCCACACGAGGAGAAAAACCGTGCCTGGACGTCAACTCACGAAACAGCGCCCCCAAGGTCGTCGGACCATGACTGACTGATCGGCGCTGCTTGAACCCGGTCTGATCCCCCGCACTGAACGGCGCCGCCGTGGCCACCAGCGTCAGACGCAGTGGAAACAGGGTCGGCGTGCGCCGGGTAATGACGAACTCGCCTTTATCCACCAGCCCCGACTCCAGATAACCGACCTGCAGGCCGATTTTTCCACCGAGGCTGGGCAACCCTTCAAGCCCCTCCAGACTGATTGTAAGTGTCAGTTGATCGGACTCTATCCCCGCAGCATCAATGTGCTGCCAGGAGATCAACCGTTCGTTGAGCAACGCAGCGTTCGCTCCGTAAATTTCCACCGCTGGCGTGAAACCAAGTGACATGCTGCCTCCTTAATCCCAGGCCGAAACCGCTGCAATCGCAGCGGGTTTTGAGTCGAGTTCCGGCAGAACCACCCAGACACCCGCAGGTAATACCGGGCCTTGTTCGGCCAGCGTCGGATTGAGGCGCCACAGCGCCTCTTCGGCCGCATCGTCGCAACGATTGAGCTCGCGATAGAGCAACAGATTCACCGAATCACCGGCAATACTTCGAACCCTACGCATTGGCGAACTCCGTCAATTCGATCACCCAGCCAACCACCATCGCGGTACCGTCATCAATGACGTTACTTTGGGTCTCCGACAGCTTGTTAATCTGCCACAACCCCCAGTTGCGGCCGATGCCGTCAACCAACGGCAAAGGGATGCGCAGCGCCTGCAATGCACGCAGCTCATCGAGCCGCTCCATGGCCGTCGCGTACATCGACTTGCCTGTTATCGTCAGCCCTTGCAGGCCTTGGCCGATCTGACTGGATTTGGGTTTACTGGTGAGGATGTCGATGCTCTTCCAGCCGCCGTCCGAGGTGCGCACCAGGCTGTGGTAAGCGAAGTTTCTGGACAGGCCGAAAATGAAACTGCCCAACACCATTTGCTGGCGCATTACGTACCTCCGTCGGTCAGGGCCGCGTCACTTCGCATGGCGAGTGAGTTGGGCATGGTCATTAGCCCGAATTGGCCCGTAATCTGTTGCACCACCAGGTTCGCCAACTGACTGGCGCTGGCCTGATCCTGACCATTGATGTAGATGTTCGCGTTAAGCGTGTTCTGCTGATTGCTCGTCTGGGCGTTGGTCAGGTCTTTGGCAGCCTGATCCGGAGGGGGGAGTTTGTCGGCGGGCGCTGCGAGTTTTTCACCCAGCCAGGATCCGGCCATACCGCCAAGAGCACCGCCGATTGCCGTACCTATACCCGGCAGTAAAAACGACCCAATCGTCGCCCCCACGACAGTTCCAGTCAGCTCGCCGACGGCACCGCCAACAGCCTTGTCATCCCCGTCGCGCAATCCTTTGTACGCATCGTATCCGGCACTGAGCACCATCAGCGGTGCAGCCACTTTACCGACCAAGGGTTTGACCTTCGCCGCGGTCCCTATCAAACGACGCCCCAGGCCCAGGGGTTTGCTTCTGGTTGCGAGGGATTTTCTTTGCTTGCTGCCCTTACCCTTGCCACCACCTTCATCTATGTCGGCAAGCACATCCCCCACGCTATCGGGCAGGCGTGCGGCAGCCTGATTGAGGACTTTCTTGCCCACTCTCGAAAGCGCCTCCGACAATACGGCCCCGCCGAGAAGGGTCAGCAGGGATCCGACGGCAGCGACCGTGAGAAAAATCCCGGCAGCGGCCTTCGGGGATCCGTCTGCCAGCGAACTCAAACCATCAGTCACCGTATCGAGGGAGGCCGTCAAACCGTCACTCACCGGCATCAACGCATTGCCAACCGCCGAAGACAGACGGGTCTGGCTCGCATCATGAGCATTCCATCGTGCTTGCGAGGTTCCGCCCAGCGCTTCGGCGGTTGTCGCCACGGAGCCTTCGTATTTCGGCAATGCCCCGTCTTTGGTCCGCTCGGACACCAGCAAAAGAGCCTTCTGGACATCTTCCGGCTTCTTCAGCAGGTCAAGAATCCCCGCGTTATCGCCGAACAGTGTCTTCGTCAGCGACTGCTGTTCTTCTACGGGCTTTTTCTTCAGTGCTTCAAGCACCAGGTTGATCGTTCCCGGCGCATCCGTGCGCAGGCCATCGGCCACCGTCCTGGAGTTGAGCTCAAGACCCCGTTCAGGATCCAGCTCAGCATTCAGTTTTGCCCAGGCCGAACGTTGCTCCGGTGAAGCCGCGTCCCCCTTGGCCAACCCTGTGGTAAAACTTTTCAAAGCCACACCGGCATCGGACTTGTCCACACCGCTGTTCAAGAACGCCGCCGCGAGGGCCGCCACGTGTTCAGGGGTCAAGCCCGAAGCGATACCGGTTTCACCACTCTGCTGCAGTACAGAGCCGATATCAGCCGCTTTGACATTCAGGCCACTGTTGCCGAGGTGGTTGGTCGCATCCGCCAGGCTCAGGCTTTGTCCCCGATCCAGATTCATCGAAGTGCGCCAGCCCAGCAGCATCTCGCTGGCAGCCTTAACATCGAGATTGAACGCCGACGCCGTCACCGCGCTATCGCGAGTGAAGTTCAGCAACTCGTCCTGTCTGTTTGCCGAATCGAGACCTTTCCCGATGCCCCCCTTTACCGCTGCCAGTTCGACCTGCGCCAGTTGCACGGCCGTTGCCCCACTTGGCGCAACTTGCTTGTCAGTGGCCATTTTCTGGTTGGCATCCGACAGCTTCTGAAGTTGGTTTTTATCCAGCTTCAACACCTGATTGAGTTCGACCATCGCCAACTCAATCGCCATGGCGGACTTGAGAGAATCAGGCGGTGAACGCTGGTCAACCTCAGCCTTGAGCTTTGACTTCGGCTCACTGCTTGCGGCTGGCGCGGAAGCATTCGCCTTGAGCAGCGATTGCTGCGATGACAGCGCAACGTTCAGCGACGCCAGCGTTTCACGAAGCTTGACCTGCTCCACTGCCAACAAACGAATGTCGAGGCTGACGGTGGTCAGTGCCAGGTCCAGACCCGACAAGGGATCAGTGAAACCGACAAGCCCCGGCGCTTCAGATGCACTGCCGAGTTGCGGTCGCTCAATGCGATTAATCTCCGCATCGGGCGGCGAATACTTACTCTCTGCCATCCCGCTCTACTCCTGTTTCACGCCAAGGCGAGTGATCGCGATGTCGTAGCGGCGCAATGCCTTGCCAGCGTCCCACTCCAGAATTTCCACCTCACTTACCGGGTAAATGAGCGGCACCACATCGAGGATTACTTCGATGTCGCGTTCCGAAAGAAGTCCGCCGGTTTGTTTAAAAAATCGTCGATACGCACCTGCAACTGGGTCCAGTCGGGCACGGTCAGCGAGGCCAGGTCGGGAAGCATCAGGCCGGTGCAATGGGCGGTGATGAATTCGGCGCGTTCCTTGGCCGTCTTCAGTTTTTTCATCGCCTTGGTGGCGCGCAGCACCGGCATTTCCAAGGTCAGCGAAGTCACGCTGCGGCCTGCCACGTTGAGCGGTTGCAGCAGTTGCACCTGATCGGGATCGTCGTCCGAAACTTCGTCAGCCTCGGTAGCCTGTTGTAGAAAGTACGACGCCGGGCGGGTCGACATTTCGTGCACGTACTGCGCAATGCTTACGTAGTCCGGGCGTTTGAGCTGATCCAGTTCCTTGACCGACAGGCCGGTGGCCAATTTGGCCAGTTCGAAGAACTGATCGTCCTCGTCATCACCGGCACGGGCCAGCGCTTCTTTCTGAGCGGCGTAGTACAGCGGCTGGAGTTGGATCTGCTCGATCTCGGATCCGTCATCACCGGTAATCGGCGACAACAGTTCATGTTTGGGTGGCATCCAGGACATGTAAGAAATTCCTTGGTGATTCATGAAAGGGTGCTGCTCAGGGACCTGTTCGCCACAATCCTTGTGGGAGCGAGCCTGCTCGCGATAGCGTCGGGACAGTCAACATTGATGTTGAATGTGCTTCCCTCATCGCGAGCAGGCTCGCTCCCACCGGTTGTGCGCCTTGGCTGGCCTTGGTGTTACGGCAGCAGCACGGCGCGGCGGGCATCGCCGAGAATGTCGACGCCGTTGAGCACGAACTTCTGGGTGCGCACGTCGATGTCGATCACTGGAATGCCGTTTTCCAGGCGGTTGTAGGTGCGGCAGGACAGCTCCAGCGTTGTGATGGATTTTTCGCCCATCTTCAGCTTGGCCTCGCCCAGGGATTTCAGCTTGCCGCCCACGGTGTGGTAGGTGAACCAGGTGTTGCCGTCCTGGTCCTGACCGGCTTCGCGGACATTCAACAGGATGTCTTCACCCAGTTTCACACCGAGCGCCAGCATGATTTCCGGGCCAGTACCTTGCAGGTTCAACGTGGCGTTGAGCACTTTGCCGCTCTTGGCCATTTCCTCGGCGATAAAGCGCCCGCCAGTCATCGGCTCCATGTCGAAATCGATTTTCGGCGGGGTGAAATCTTCCACCGTTGCCGACAACGGCAGGCCTTGCAGGGTGGCCGCGATGGCCTGTCTTACGCGGTTGGTAAACATTAGAGAACATCCTCCAGGAACTGCTCGATGATTTCATCGCGGGCGTTGAGTTGATAAACCATGTGTTCATTCGGCGCGTAGCGGCCGTAGTCGATGACGATGAACCAAGTGCCGTTCTTGTACTTCTCGACGCTGTTCAATTCCGGGTGCAGGTACACGCTGCCGCCAGGGATGGTTTCGTCGGCGACCAGGGTTTGCAGCCAGTCGTTGATGCGCTTGACCTCCTGATCCATGAACGACTTGGTAAGGTTCTTGGCCATGGCTTTCTGGCCGGCCTTGACCAGCTTGCGGCTGATCGCATCTTCCAGGCCGACGTAGCTGATGAACTTGCCGGTGATCGAGCGGTTACCCAGCAGCGAGAAGCCGCCGAGAACAGTCCGGGCGTAGTAGCTGATGCCGTAGCGGTTGAGCAGATCGCCCTCGGTCGAGGTGTCGAGGATGTTGTATTCCACGGTCCGCGAAACGTCTTCGGCGTAGGTCACCTGATTGCCCGGGCTTTCCCACTGTTTGACCTTGGCCAAAGCCGCGATGGCCAGGCTCGACGGTGCCAGAAACACGTTTTTCTTCGCCGCCTTGGAGTACACCGCAGGCATGTTGTGCACGACGAGGCAGCGGTCGAAACCCAGATCCGCGCCACCCAGTTCCTTGCTGTAAGTCACCTGATCGGCAACCGAGGTGTCCTTGCCATCAAGCACCACGCGGGCCTTGATGCGCTTGCCGAACGAGGCGAACTCGCTGGCCACCGCTTTGGTGCCGGTAAAGCCCGGCGCACCGATGATGGTCAGGTCTTCAGGCACACCGCTCAGTGCGGCCAGGCCCAGCTTGCGACCGGTCAGCGCTTCGTTGCCGCCGATCACGTTGTTCAGGGTGTCCGCCGGGGTCGCGCCCTCTTCGACGATGACCACATACACCGGCACCTTGACCACTTTCAGGATCTGGTAAACCGCCTGATACAGCGTACCCGCCTCGGCGCCAGTCGGATCGAGCTGCGCATGGGTGGTAAAGCTGTTGATGCGGAACGGGGTGTTTTTCGGGATCAGCGGGTTGGCGTTCGGCGCCGTGCCGACCAGACCGATGACGTTGTCACCCAGGCCACCCATTGCCTCGGGGGACTCGGTGGCATTGACGGTGATGCCGTTGTGCTCGAAGTTCAAAACCTCAGCCATGGTTATTCAGCCTTCTTGGTGGTGGCCGTTTGGGCCAGGTTGGTTGGAGAGGCCTCGGCCTCGAGGACGCTGGTCAGCTCCAGACGGCCAGCGCTGCGCAACGCGTTGGCCTCCACATCGAGCAGTTCGAGCTGTTGGCCGACACTCGACCAATGGCCGCCACCGGTGGGGAACGGGATGAGGACGGTGTACGTTTGGCGTTCTGCCATTTCAGGATCTCCAGAAGCAAAAAGCCCCGCATGAGCGGGGCTGTCAGGAATGTGCCGCGTTATGCGCAGCGGAAAAGAAAACGCCCCGTCAGTGCGGGGCGTTTATTGGAGTTTCTCAGCCATCCAAGGTGGAGCTGCTGGACGATGCTCGATCAACGTGAACTCTCCCGCCTCCGGCCAGTTGCGCAGTGCTCTGCGATACGCTTGAAGCTCAGCGTATTGCGCGGGAGTCAATGTGGTTTCCGAGCCTTCCTCCAGTTCGTCACGGTGACGCGAAACAACACCGTCAGTAACTGCAAGCTGCCCGTCACGCCACGCTCGCTCAATCGCGGCGAAAAACTCAGGGGATTGCGGAGGCGGATCGACCAGCACCGGATAGCCGTCTTCGCCGCCCGTAATTAGCTTGCCAATGGACTGGCCTTCAAGTAACGCCCCATATTGCTCATCTGTTATTTCAACAGCATCGAGCGGGATAGTGCCACCGTGGGTTTCACGACTATAGAAACCACGAGTATCTGCTGAATAGAACATGATCAATCCTTAGAAGCCAATAGCAATATAAGTGGCATTTTCTACTGCGTATCCACCACCTAGCGAGCCGGACCCATTGAAGTTTGAGTTAAATGTCCTGTTCGCGGAAAACCCTGTTTTTGTAAGGTTTGTTGCGGTAAGTACATAGGGTGCATTTACATTAGCAGGATTAAGAACCATCCCTGAAACAGCAACGCACATGTTAGGAAATGCAACAGCGAACGTCATAGCGGCTTGCTGCGCTACACCACTAACTGTCCCCCACTGAATAATCATTCCACTTGGCAGTTTTTGCCAGCCCGTAGCACCGAGACTCGAGGCAAATAACTGGGAAGTTCTCAAGCACTCAAGACTTGCGTGGCCACGCCATACAGGCCCATCTGATACCAGCAAGAGATCCGACCCATTGGACATTGCGAACGGAGTCGCAACTGCAACGTTATTCAGTGCGAGCGAATCCCCGGCTTGAACTGCGAGGTTTACCGCCCCGGCCCCGAGAGAGGTCGTAATAAGGATCGAGGACCCTTTAGGCACCAAACTCGCCTTGGGTAGCGTAAGAGTGCCAGCTGCAGACATTTCAATCCGAGCGCCGATGTGCGCGGCCGTCAGTGTAAAAGCCCCCCCTGCAATTGCCACGCTGTCAGAGAAGCTACCTATGGCTTTCTGCACGAACTCCGTAGTAGCGAACGCCTTGGTATTGTTGAACTGTGGTTGCGTTGTCCAATTTGCACCAACCATTACAGCCGCATACTTGAGGGCCTCGGACCCGCCACGCAAGCGCCAGGTGCCCGACACCTTAACGAACTCGGCGTTATTGCCCATGCCCAAGACGATGGTTATCTGTGCCGCGCCCTGAGACGCTATCACGTCCAAACCAGCAGGCAGAACAGTTACCGCACCGGCCCCAGAGTTCACCACCTCGACCGAAGCGCCCTCAGGCACACCAGCGGTAGGCGGCAATGTGATACTGATCGGTGTAACAGATCCGGCGGCCACAATCCCGCCAACACTTGAGGCCCCTAGCGCAGTACTGGCAGTCAGCGGGACGAAGCCCGAATACTCGACACCCATTCGCTTGGCAAAAGCCGTGGTCTGAATCCGCGTGCTGTTATCGAACTGAGCCGGGGTATTGGCAGTTGGATCGATCAGCACTGGCGAGTTAATCGGCGCAAACCCCTGAGTCACGTTCTGAAAAGTCAGCGCTGTAGTGCCCAGCACCATCGCGCCGTCCGTGACCAATTGCCAGGTCGTATCGGCGAGCGTCGCCCCCTCCTCTACCGGAACACTTAACCCCGAGGTGACTTTGACGCTCGCATCGGCATCCTTGGCGCGACTCCATGCATCATTTGCGGCGACATAAATGCCGTTGTCTTTCGCCAAGGCTTGGGATTTAACAAGAACCCGATCCCCGGCGACCACGGCGATACCGTCGATTGTCTGCGCACCACCTAAAACAATGTTGGCGGTCGTCGCCACTCGCACAGACTGCTTTCTGTCGAGCTTCGCGAGCTCGTCGGCGACATAACTCGACACCCAGGCCCGAGTCGCCTTGACGACCGTATCGTCAATCAGCAACGTCACCAACGCGGCATTACTGGTCTCGAAAATCGAGCGGATGTAGAACTCTTTCCCCGAACCCGACGTCGCCAACACCGGCTTGAACGACTCCGGATATTTGACGATCGCGTACAGAATGCCGGTATCGGTCCAGAGCCCCGCTTCGCGCACATACCAGCCGCCGACTTCGGGCGGGATGGTGACTTCGGCCAGCAACCAGCTGGGGTTTTTCTCGTCCTGGAACAGCGCATTGAGTGGCCCGCGCCACACTTCGCGTTTGAGTGCTGTAGCGGTCGCAGCCGGGTTATAAACTTCGCCACCGCCGTCACCGACCGAAATCTGCGACAACTTGATCGGCACGCCCGCGGCCTTGCAGGCAGTTTCGTAGGCGATCCCCGCATTCGTGAGCAGGGTGTAATAGTCGGCCATTTAGGACCCCTGAGGATAAATAGTGGATGTTTCGACGGCATAGAGCCCGGCGGCCATAAAGGCCTGACCCGAGGCTTCAAGCCCTTCGATCACAATCGGATACACCGTGGTCAGTTCACCGCACACGGTGGCTGCGCCGATGACATGGTTGCCAAACGCGCTCAAGCCCACAGACACCGACAAGGTGTCGCGCTCGCTCTTTGCGTCCGCCAGACGCCGATCGAGACGCGCGTCGATTTCTTCGCTGTAGGGCTGCTGGGTAAAGGCCCTCACGGAAAAGCTATAGGGCTGGCCTGGCGGGGTCTGCTCGTACCATGCGCGAATCACG